CTTTTGCCAGAACTCTAATATCTCTTTTTCAACATCAGTGAAATTATACGATTTGTCCATTTAATTTATTTGGTTTTATTTAATCATGTAAACATAATCAAATAATGTATTTCAAGGCAATAATATTCAATTTTTATTATTTAAAAACATGTCGTATAGAAATATATAAATATGAACATAAATATGAATTCGGATCCAAATATAAATAAATCAGTTGTTCTCATTGATCCTAAAACAGAAATGATAACAAAAAAATTTTCAACTGCTAGAGAAGCTTGCATTTATTTAAATTTAGATCTTGGATGGTCTATCTATCGTTGTTTAAAGGGTGAATATTCTAATTACAAAAATTATATTTTGCGATACGAAATATTTTCAACTCCTGAAAATATAACAAAATGGTCACATAATCACAATTATGCATTAGACGGAACAAAAAGATGTAATAAATGTAATCTATGGCTCGATTTAATAGAAATACCATATTACGCTTGTAAAAAATGTGAATCGGCTAGAATGAGAATATATAATGATTCTGAAACTGGTTTCTTTAGAAATTTAGTACATTCATCTCGTTCACACGCAAAAAATAAACTACATAAAAATCGTATCGAGGCATCTGTTCATGAAATAGACGAAATATTTATAAAAAATCTCTATAAATTGCAAGACGGAAAATGTTTTTATTCTGGATTAGCTTTAGGTTTAAAGCCTTTATCTGATTGGCAGGCTAGTATAGAAAGAATAGATCAAGACAAAGGATATATTAAAGAAAATTCCAAACTGATATGCCTTGAATTCAATAGTGGTTATAGACAATGGAGTAAAGAAAAATTATTACAAATAAGTGAATTACGTAATAAAGAAATTAATATAAATGATGTTATTACATCGGTAGAAAATGCTAAAATTAAAAATACTATAAAAAATCCTCGACAAAAAAGAACGTCGAAAATAATTGATGAAATAATACATTGGGAATGTACAAAATGCCATAATTTTAAAAAAAGAGACGGATTTAAAATTGACAAAAAAAATAAAATTTATTCATATTGTAAAATGTGTTGTATGGAAAGGAAGAAAAAATCATATAGTGAATTGAGAGGTTTTGTTTATAGAATAGTAAATGTTGCAAAAAATAGTGCAAAACAAAGAGGAAAACATAGAACTGATGATAGTGGAACATTTAGTTTAACACCTGAAATTATATTTAATAAAATAATTGAGCAAAAAGGAAAATGTTATTACTCTAGTATACCACTTAAATTGGAAACAGAAGCTGAATGGATGTGTAGTCTGGAAAGATTAGATAATAAAAAGGGATATACAAGTGAAAATACAGTTTTGATCTGCATAGAATTTAATTCTTCAGATTACACTGTATCGGCAACATGTGCCGAAGGTAGTTCTCAATGGTCAAAAGAAAAATTTAATTATTTCTTACAAAATAGTGTTCTTGCAATTAAATAAATAAAATAAATTAATTAAAAACAAACCTTGCCCTATTCTCATACAGTTTAGGCAAAAATTTCACAGCCTCTGGATTTGGTTCTTTTCCACCCAAACTCTTTCTAACCTCCATCAGGATAAGACCTAACATATTTTTACCAGTTCCGTTTTGATTATCCGCCCAGAACCCATCTCTCCCCAAAACTGGCACATGTTCGATGAGATAAGCGTCATCTGTGGCTAACAATACCTTTTTGAGATCTTCATTTTGTGTGAACTTGCATATAACAATGTTTCTCATGATATCAACTTTAATAGCTTCCCAATCCGATCTTAATTTTATGCGGCGTCCCAATCTAAACGAATCGCCTGCATATGTACTTTGAGTAAATTTTTCGACTTCTTCATTGTTTAAAGTTTTTGATGATTGGAATGCATGCTCAGACGTCGGAAAAACAAACTCTTTGCCGTTGACTGGAACTTTCAAATTAAGTGTTCCTAATGCATTTTTTGATCCCTTTTTGTGAGGATAAAAGTTTCCAAAAACACCTGTATCAATTGTTGACTTTGAAATACTCCAGAATCCAGTTTTTTTGTTAAATGTGATAATATGATGATCATATGATTCTTGACCGTTATAGAACCATATATACTTTACTGTATCAGACATTTTACTCACACTATATTTATAATATTATAATCTGTTTAATACATAATCATATTATAAGTTATTTATATTGATAATCATTCAATTTTATTTTAAACGAATCTAATTAAATCTATACAAGTTTTGATGTAAACCTCTGTATAATCAATGTAGCTGTTGTAGAATTACTGATTCCAATTGTATTATTTAAAACGAAACTTGTCTGTGATACTGGAGTTGCATAAATAATTGTCGGATTGGTCACTGTAGATGATGTTGGAATTATTATTATTTGATAATTTGTATCATTTTGGAACGGATAAGCTAAAGCAAAACTGGTACCAAATGTAAATGTTGTCTGACCACTAGGAATTAGAACAGATGGTATAATTATATTTTGATCAACACCTTGACCAGAACCACCACTTACTCCCAGGACGATCGGATTATAATCACTAGTGGAATTTATGACATTGACTGATGCTCCGTTATTTGTTAAGAAAAATGGATATAACCCGGTTAATGCAGAATTGGTTATTGTAAATGATGAATTGGGAGCAATTATTTTAACGATGGAGCTACCATTTAACACTACTGCAGCATTATATGAAGCTGGGAAGGTTGTCGCAGTATATATCCAATCACTATTTCTAGCAATAATGGTTCCCAAAATATTACTGTTATTTTGCGATGAGAATATAAATTTAGCAAGAGAAGCGTACATAATAACACTAAAATTGGTACTTAATGTTGCAGCACTTTTAATAATGGATCCATCACACGTAAATGTCGTTGTATTATTTATAGTTATCGATGATGATGATTCGAATGTAGAATTACTTGCTTCAAAGGAAATATTAGCCGATGTTTGTCCGACATTTATTGCACCCGTATATAATGATTCATTGCCGACGAACATTCCACCATTCGCATTCACTGTTAAAGTATTTCTGAATACAGAATTATTCGCATAAAAATTAGTGTTGTCTGGTGTGGCAGTTGTATTAATTACAGAAACAGTATTCAAATATTCCGATTGGTCACCATTGAATGTAGATCTATTAACTGATATTTTACTATTGAATACTGAGTTATTACATGTGCATGTACTCAAATTGACCACAGTTATTGATGCATTTATTTCAAAAGTAGAATTATTTGCTTGGAACGAAGATGAAGCAGTAAACGATCCAATGGTTATATTATTTAAATATTCAGATTGATCACCAATAAAAGTAGATCCGAAATTTACAGATATTGTACAATTAAAAATAGAATTATTACAGACGTAAGTACTTGAACCGACAACAACTATAAATGCATTCGTTTCGTAAGTAGAATTGTTCCCTTGGAATGAAGAACTACCGCTTACAGTTATATTGTGTGTATATTCTGATTGATCACCAATAAAAGTAGATCCATTGTCTATTGACAGAAAATTATTAAATACTGAGTTGTTACAAGTGCATGTACTTGCATTATATGGAAAAATTGATGCATTAGTTTCAAACGTTGAATTATTTGCTTGAAATGAAGAAGTTGTATTTTGTCCTATATTTATTTGATTTTGATATGTCGATTGATCTCCAATAAATGCCGACCCGTAGTCGACTGTTACTTTATTTCTGAATATAGAATTATCTGCTCGCATACTACAAGAACTAGTTTGTCCTACTGTTACAGTGGCACTATATAATGATTGATTACCGACAAAAGTTGCTCCATTATCAACAGCTAATGATGTAATAAACGTTGAACTTGTTGCTTGTAAAACATTTCCTGTTCCATAAACTGCTACAGTAAAATACTGTGATTGATCTGCAATAACCTGCGAACCGCCGTATACTGCCATAGAATTATAATAAGAACTTGTTCCAACTAAACCCGATCCGTTAACATTAACTGATCCACCAAAACTGGCATTATTTGCTGTAACACCAGATGTTGAAGTGATTAATACAGCTGCCGTTGGTACATTTGAATTATTTAAATTTGTCGGAGCAGTAATGTCGACACTTGGTGCATTTATATATGATGAAGTTGCATTAATTTGAGTACCACTATTTCCAAATCTAACAGTAGATGCATTTATATTTGCATTATTTAATTGAATTGTAGTGGTAGAACTACCAACAGTCATTAGTGAACATATAAATGATGAATTGTTGAACTGAGCGTTTGCTCCTGGTGCAATGGTTATATGACCATTGGGATTAATAATACTCATGTCGTTACATTGGCAACTTGTTGTGGAACCAGTAAAATTAATTGATACACCTGACGCAAATATTTTTGTTCCTTCAAGAGTAATTTGTCCATTGAAAGTCAGGGTAAATGGTTGATTTTGACTGATATCTAACACAGAATTTCTGACTTGGAAATTAATAGTGTTGATAAAAAAACTTACAAAATTTAATTTATTTGAACTATATGAATCATCCGCTTGCATCGTGCAACCATTTCCTATAGAGGTTGTTCCTCCTACGAAAGAGCAATTCGATGAAATGAATGATGATGTATCAGAAAGTGTTACGTTCCCAAAAGTACTTCCTGTTGCATTGATGATACCTGTCCCCGAAACATTTATATTGCTACTTGTTACTCCTTGTTGTGACAATGATGAAATAAAGGCATTGGAATTAACCGCTAATGTACCTGACCCAATTATTCCGCTATTGAAATTAGATGTACCAGTATTAATTGTCAATATATCCGATAAATTTGGAGTAATTGAACAAGTATTAAATTGTATCGTATCAGTATTAGTAGAATTTATTATACTATTTCCACTTATTATACAATTCGTGCAAATCACAGTACAACTACCAGAACTATTAATCTGGAAATTTTGTAAATTTACACCTGTAATTTCGATAATACTATTTGCATTTGGAGTCCAATTTAATCCATCAATTACTACTTCATTACCATCTCCCATAATATTAACATAGCTAGTGTTTTGAGTCCCAGGGGAAAAAGTACCCGGATATACAACAATTTTATAAATATTTGTTGATCCTGCTAATCCTGTTGCTATACTCATTGCTAATCCTAGATCAGTAAAGATCGGAGGAGATGGATTAGTGCCTTCACTCCACGATTCAGCTACGAAAAACGTATTCGCTGGAAAATTTGCTGCACTTCCCGAACCTGATCCCGCCGGACCTGATGGACCGATTGATCCAGATGGACCCGAAATACTTATACCCATAGATCCTGATGGTCCTGATGGTCCTGATGGTCCTGATGGTCCTGATGGTCCTGATGGTCCAGGTGGACCACCAGATGGACCCATTAAACCAGATGGACCCATTGGTCCAGAAACTCCGAAACCAACTGAACCAGATGGACCAGATGGACCCTGCAAACCTTGACCAGGGAATCCACGTGGTCCTTGTGGTCCTTGAGCCCCTGGCGGACATTGTACACACGGGGGCAACATTTGTTACAATTAGGTTTAAAACATTTACATTTGTTCTCATACTGAAATTGATTTATTGAATAATTTATATTATTATTCATAATTGTATATCATTAATAGTAAATTATATAACTATTAATAATTTGAAAATATAAAAAAAATAATAGTTAAATTTTCACATATATTGTGTGTTATATACTATATAATTTATGCAATTTTTAAAATAGTTACACGGATAATATATTTTACCGATGTAGAAGTTGTAGGTACAATAATAGTGCCCGTTCCTCCATTAGGACATAATGCTACATATCCTTTATTGCCTGAGCTATTGTCAACGATTGCTCGACCATGAATCCATGGCGAACCAGGAGGATTCGCACCACTAGGAGGTACTAATCCTGCAATAGTTGAATCGTCTAATAAAAGAGCTGCCTGGGTTGCCGCGTTTCCAATATAAAGAGCAATAGCTGTCGCTGAGCTCCCTGTGGGATTTAAACCAAGTTCATAATCGAATATATATATTCCTTGAGTGAGTTGGAATACTGTACCCGTATTACCATCACCATAATCTAATGTTGTTGTGCTTATACTACCCGAACTATTATTAAAAATAGATGTATTAATTAAAAACCCTTCACCACCAGGAACTAGATTATTATTACCAACAAGTGGACCAATTGTTGTACTATTATAGACATATTCAGCAGCACTTATTAAAGAGTTTGACCCGGATGGACCGGATGGACCCACCGAACCTGATGGACCTGAAATTGATGGACCAGATGGACCAGATGGACCAGATGGACCAGATGGACC